CTTCGGTTCTCGCCTTTGCTTTATCCCCGCAACAGCGTAACACGCCCACGCCCTCTGCCGCCCGCCAAATAAGGCGGCGGAGGGTCTGAATAAGAAACAACATCAAAAAGAAGAAATGACAATGGAACAAAATATGAAAGCCGATGACGGCTCACTTGCTTTTCTGAACATACCCCGTGACGAAAGCAACCGCTCGTTCAACTGTGACGAGACAACCCAATCAAAGTTGGTCAACACCTCATTTTGGGTTTGTGACTTCATCGAAGATGTGCCGACAAGGTTCTCAAAGACAAAAGGCACGAAAGGTCAGACGCTTGTCAAAATCAAGCCTGAGAAAGACAGCAAGGAGAGCGAAGCCAAAAAGTTCTTCACGGGTTCAGCCGACATTCTCTATGTCTGTCAGGAAATCAAGAAGCGCAACGCCTTTCCCCGCCGTGTCACTTTGAGAGGAAACGGCAACCGTTATTGGTTTGAATAAAGAGACATCATAAAAGAACGAAATTTAAGGTTGGTCGCTCCCGTGGGGTTCTGTTCAGCGGTAATGCGAATAACAGTGCGAATGCGGGCTTCGCCTATGCGAACTCGAATAACACCCCCTCGAATACGAATACGAACATCGGTTCTCACCTATGCTTTTGAATATTCTCATCAGGTGTCAAAGCCTGACAAAGATATTAAGGGCGGCAACCGTACCACTTGGTAAAAAACTTCTGAAACCTGAAATGTGTTGGTAGGAACGCCTGTTGTATGGGCTACCGAAGACTCAAAATAAGAAAGCAAAGAAACATGAAGCGTATTGACAACTTATACGACAAGATAATCTCGTTAGACAATCTCCGCCTCGCCGATGAGAAAGCGAGACAGGGGAAGACAAACACATACGGGGTCAAGGTTCACGACAAGAACCGTGAAAAGAATTTGTTGGCTTTGCATGAAGCCTTGCTGACAAAGACTTTCAAGACCTCAGCGTATGACGTGTTCACGATCTACGAGCCGAAAGAAAGAATTATCTATCGTCTTCCGTACTATCCTGACCGTATCGTCCACCACGCTGTTATGAACGTTCTTGAACCGCTGTGGGTGCGGCTCTTCACTTACAACACGTATTCTTGCATCAAGGGTCGTGGTATTGAGGGCTGCGCCCGTAGGGTTGACAAGATAATCAAGAGTTTTGAGGGAAGACCTCTCTTCTGTCTGAAAATTGACATCAAGAAGTTCTATCCCTCAATCCGTCACAGGGTTCTGAAACGGCTCATTCGCCGAAAGATTAAAGATAAGAACCTTTTGTGGCTTCTTGACGAAATCATCGACAGCGCATCAATGGACGACACGGGAAGACCGCTCACGGAGGCTGACAAGGCTCTGAATGACCCTGAGGACGCTCACGGGCTTCCGATAGGCAATTATCTGAGCCAATACCTCGCCAATCTCTGTTTGTGTTATTTCATGCACTGGGTAAACGAACAGCTCGCAGAACTTGTGAAAGAGGCTCTGAGACTGACAGAGAAGCCCCGCATTGAATGTACTGAATACGCTGACGATATAACTTTCTATGCGGAAAGCAAAGCCGTTCTGCGTGAGGTTCTGAGACAAATACGGGTCAAGATTGAAGACGGGCTGTCCTTGAAGATAAAAGGCAACTATCAGATATTCCCCGTGGCGAAGAACCGTTATGACAGACACGGGCGTGCGCTTGATTATGTCGGTTACAAGTTCTTCCGAGAACAGAAGTTGATGCGCAAGTCAATAAAGCAGAATTTCTGCCGTGAGGTCGCCCGCCTGAACAAACGGGAGAAGCCGTTGAGCGAAAAGGCTTACAAACAGGCTGTCTGCCCGTGGTTGGGTTGGGCGAAACACAGCAATTCAAGACATCTTTTGAAAACAATTATAAAACAGAAGTATTATGGCATTTTATGACAGCAAGCCTTCCGTATTGGAGGCAGTGGGCAACGGTTCTTTTCTTTACCGTTGGAACATTCAGGAGGTTGCTCCTGAGAGTGTTGAACAGACATCAGAGGACGGCACAGAGGCTCAGGAAGAGAAAGCCCCTCAGGAAGAGAAAGCCCCTCAGTTCTCTTGTGAAGAGGTCTCAGTATGGGAACCGCTGACCTCTAACAAAATCACGGAGGCGGTTATCACTTCAAAGTGGGACGCTAACTACGAGCAGAAACTTGTCAATGAGTACAACGCCGCACAGCTCGGTTTGTACGGTTCAAAGACCTCTGACGAGGCGAAAGCCCGCATTCAGGCTTACACCGATTATCTGACAGAACGTGCCGCCCTGAAAACTCAGGTAGATGCGGACTGCGCAGAGTTCGGTATTCTCTAAATCTCTCTGTCAAGAGTGAGAGGCGGGCGGCTCAGTCTGTCAGCCTCTTTACTCTTTGGCAATATTGCGGTAACTCATTCTAAAGCCCCACAAAGCGTTTTCGGAGTGATTACCTTATAAGCATACCACTCTGAAAAGTAAACGCCGTGTGCGTCAAATTCGATGAAAATAACTCAGAAATCAAACGACAATGATAATATACAGCGACAAAGACAAGAAACTTCTTGAAGTTGAGGTGGACGACAACAGTTATCGCCACAGGGTTATCATGGGCGATTACAACCTCACGCTTTATTACAGCCTTGCCGAACACGTTGAGCTACCTGTGGGCTGTTATTGTGACTTTCAGGGAGAACGCTTCACGCTTGAACGCCCTGAGGCTTTCAAGATGAAACACAGCCGCAGTTTTGAATACACCGTGACCATGGAGAGCAGTCAGGCAAAGGCAAAGATATGGAAGTTCAGAAACCCCGTTGACGGGCGACTGAAATTCAGCCTGACAGCCAAACCACATGAGCACCTCCAAATGTTCGTTGACAACATGAACCGCCGTGACACGGGTTGGGCGGTCGGCTCTTGTGTCTCAGGCGATGAGGTCTGCATTTCATATAATCACGCCTTTTGTTATGAGGCGTTGTCGCAGATGGCTTCAACCCTGAACACGGAATTTGAGTTCAACGGGAAGACCGTCTCGCTCCGCAAGGTTGAATATAACAAGAACAACCCTCTCCCGCTCTCTTATGGGCGTGGCAACGGCTTCAAGCCAAATGTCGGTCGTTCCAACTACGGGGACACCCCGCCGACCGAAATTCTTTACGTTCAGGGCGGTTCAGACAACATAGACCCAAGCAAATACGGAAGCTCAGAACTTCTTTTGCCGAAGTCTCAGTCAATCGCCTTTGACGGCGTGTATTTCGAGGACGAGGAGGGCTTTAACGCTGAGAACGCCCGCTTTTATGTGACAGACGATTTAGGGTTCTCAATCAGAAGACAAGACAAGGAACTGACAAGCCTTGCCGAGAGCAGTCTTGACTGTTCAGACATCTACCCGAAGCGTGTCGGCGAAATCTCTTCTGTCGTGTGTGTTGACAAAGACAAGCATTTTTACGACATCATTGATAACTCAATTCCTGAGAACCTTGACTACGAGAAATGCCTGATAGACGGCGAGACAATGACCGTAATATTTCAGACGGGTATGTTGGCGGGTAAGGAGTTTGAAGTGAAATACTATCACAACTCAATCTTGAACCCTGACGGCTCTCTGAAATCAGCCGCCCGCCGCTTTGAGATAACGCCGCAAGAGATTGACGGGCAGACAATGCCGAACGAGACCTTTTGCCCAAGGGCTAACGAGAAATACGCTGTCTTCAAGTGTATGTTGCCTGAGGCTTATATCTGCGACAACGCCACAAAGTCAGGGGCTTCATGGGATATGTTCCGTGCCGCCGTGAAAAGTCTCTTTGACAGCGAGGAAACAAAGTTCACGTTCACGGGAGACCTTGACGGCATTTGGGCAAAGAAAGATTGGCAGAACATCGGCGGGCGCATCAAACTCGGCGGGTATATTAAGTTCTCAGATGAACGCTTTCAGAAAGACGGCGTTCTCGTCCGAATCACGGGCATTAAAGACTATATCAACAAGCCGCACAGCCCCTCTCTTGAATTGTCAAACGAGACGAAAAGCGCAAGTTTCTCAACGAAACTGAAAGAACTTGAAAGCGAGGAGGTGGTCATTGAAGACAACCACCGTGAGGCTCTTCAATTCACAAAGAGACGGTTCAGGGACGCAAAAGAGACAATGACCATGTTGGAGACTTCACTGCTTGAAAACTTCACTGAGAGCGTGAACCCCATCGCCATACAGACCATGCAGATGCTTGTCGGCGATGAAAGTCTTCAATTCCGTTTCGTCTCATCAAAGACACAGCCGACACAGGTCAGCCACACGATAACCTACAATCAGGAGACAAAGACCCTGAAAGCAGCGGCGGGTATCATTCAGCACATGACGCTCGGCGTGTCCTCTCTGAGTTCATCACACAAACCCGATGAATATCTTTATTGGGACGTTGAAGAGTTTGAGAGCGCACGGCTTGAAGACGGGTCAAAGAAGTATTATCTATACGCAAAGGTCAGCAAGACCGCCGACAAGGGCGTTTTCTTTCTCTCTGAGAGCGCAAAAACGCTGAATGGTGTTGACGGTCATTACTGCCTCCTTGTCGGCGTTCTGAACAGCGAATACAACGGAGAAAGGAGTTTTGCCACGCTCTACGGCTTCACAGAGGTTCTCCCTGGGCGTGTAACGACCGATAGAGTTGTGTCAGGTGACGGGAACAGTTATTTTGACATGCTCGCCAACGCAATGAAGCTCGGGGACGCTCTTGACTTCAATTCAGCGGGGGACGGCAAACTCAGAATAAAGGGTACAATCGTTCAGAGCCAAAGCGGTCAAGAAAGCTATATCGGCTGTTATCGGGGAGAATACAACGCCTCATACACTTATTACAACGGCGATGAGGTGTCTTTCACTAAGGACGGAAACACGTCAACATACAGAATGTACAGCGATACGCCCGTTAAAGGTGTTGAACCGACAAACTCTCTTTATTGGCAAATAATCGCTCAGGGGTCAAAAGGTCAGGACGGCGAGAAAGGTGCTGACGGCACTTCTGTCTCTATCAAGGGTCAGGCATACGAACATCACTCAACGATTGACGATTGGCACATGGATACGTCAAAGCCGCTTGTCTTGATTGACAAGATAACTGAGACATCAGGCGATGAAACGACTGATAAATATTGCATCATCAAGAGATACGGGCGACCACGCCCTGGCTATGCTCTCGGTTGGATAACCTCTCAGGCTTCTGAGGGCGATTCTTATATTATGAAATCAGACGATGAGAACGTGAACGGCTGTCTGTTTGTTGCTCAGACTGACAGGTGGCAGAATGTCGGGCGTATCAAGGGCGACAAAGGAGATAAGGGCGACACGGGAGAAGACGGTCAAGACGGCGCAGCGGGTCAGTACACAGAACTGCGTTATGCCAAGAACGGCTCAACAACAACGCCGCCCGCTCTCTCAAAAACAAGCCTGAACCCGTCAGGGTGGACTACTGAGGTGCCAACGGTAGCCAATCTTGAATACTTGTGGCTGACAATCGCCGTGAAGTCAGGTGATGGCGAGACGCTTGTCTCTCAGTGGTCAACCCCCGTGAGAATAACCCCATACAACGGCGTTGACGGTCAAGACGGGGCAGACGGTCAGGACGGCACGAATGGACGTGGCATAAGAAGCGTGACAGAGTTCTACGGGGTCAGTCAGAACAGCAAGGTCAGACCTACGGTTTGGTCTGTTTCTTCTGTGCCGACACTCTCTGAGACAAACAAGTATCTTTGGAACTTTGAGCGCATCACTTATACGGACGGGACATATATTGACACAACGGCTGTCGTTATCGGTTGTTATGGCGATAAGGGACGGGGCATTGTCTCAATCACAGAAATGTACCTTGCCACAAACCTCTCAACAGGCGTGACAAAGAACACAATCGGTTGGAGCAGCTCTGTTCAGGATATTTCAGCCTCACGCCCGTACTTATATAATTATGAGATAATCAAGTACACGGACGACACAACAGAAGAGACGGCGGTCGCCCTGATTGGTCGTTGGGGGGCTGACGGCTCAGACGGTCAAGACGGCAAAGATGGCGTTTCAGCCGCCTCAGTCTATCGTGGCGAATACTCTTCAACAAAGCGATATTACGGAAACTCATTCAGAGTTGACATCGTGAAGTATAACTCCACTTATTATATCAGCCGTGTTGACGCTCCCAACGGGTCAGGCGGCTTCACAGGCGTAGCCCCGACCAATACCAATTATTGGAACGCATACGGGGCGAGCTTTGAGAGTGTGGCGACAAGTCTTCTGTTGGCTGAACTTGCCAATATTGCGGGCTTTATCTTCCGTAACAACCGACTTGAAAGTCAGACCCTTTCAGACGGCTCAACAACAGACGGGGCGACAAGCAAAACGCCAATGGTGTTTATGAATGGTCTCACGGGTCAGGTCTCATTTGCGGGCGGAAAGGTTGTGTTCAACTCTGACGGCACAGTGAACATCGGTAACGGTAAATTCACGGTTGATAAAAGCGGGAACGTGTCAATGAATGACGTAACGATGAACAACATCACGGCTAACTCGGGAACATTTCAGGGACGAATAAACGCAAACAACGGTATTCAGTTCCCCGTTCAGAGCCTGAGCGGAACAACGGGGACTATAAAGAATAATGTCACGTTTGTTACAATCAACCCGACTTACGACCAATATATGAGAACTTTCTATTTCCCGTCAAATCCTAATACAGGGCAACTTCTGATTGTGAAGAACATTTCAAAGGACACCCAAATTCAGATTGACGGAAACGGGAAACTGATATATTGTGACTATACGGGTGGTGTTGAGACAACCGATTATACAGACTATTATTTCAGAAAAGTTTGGCTGAGATACACGAGGGCTAAAATGTTCATCTATGACGGCTCTTGTTGGCAACAGGTTGCAACTTATGACTTCTAATTTATTGAAAAATATGAAAAGAAAAGTAATCAAATGGTTATCAGCGAGCAATCGTTGGAAACATCTTGTCGGCGGGGTCTTGATAGGGCTTGGGGCTGACAATTGGTATTGTGCCTGTTATACGGGTGCGGGTGTGGGAGCAGCCCTTGAACTGAAAGACGTTCTTTGGGGTGGCTCTTGGGATTGGATAGACTTCGCCCTGACAGCGGGCGGGGCTGTTGTCGGACACTTAATAAGGACTTTTGTATGAAT